TTAACTGAAAGATGAGTATCTATTGGTTGTAACCAAATAGAAAATGTCAAATTTGTAGGTGCAGATGTTCCTGCTTTCAAAGGAGACCAAACCATGAAATATATATTATTCGATGTCTGCAAATTTCTCTCAGCAGGAGAAATAGCGGAGAATATATTAGAGTAAGGTGCCATAAATGAAACCTCATTTTCCAAACCAACGTTAAGAAAAGCATGAGGATAATTCATTATAGTTGCATAATTTATATTAGTGAAATTATCATATTTAGTAGCAACGCCAGGAACAGCGAAAGCTACGACAATACCTTGATTGTAATTAGTAGCATCAGTTTTTATAGTAATATTAAAAGATGATTTATATAATGCATGGTATGAAAGAGCACCATACGGTGCAATTCCTCTCAATGAAAAGAAAGCATTAGGTAATTCTAAAGATGAAAGTAAAGCAAATCTAGCATCAGATGTGCTCCATGAAAAAGTTAGAGGATATAGATATGGTCTATCAAAAATACTTCCTTGGGAAATATCCTCGACAGCACTTGTTATATTATAGTCTAAATTAAAATTAGGAACTGACGTAGAAACAAGATCCTTCGCAATAACCTCACCATCAGTAGTAATGACTGGGTTAGAGTCAATACCAGACTGAAATTCAAGTATATTTTTATCATTAAAATCAATATTAAAATTATAATCATTATCGTTAATTAAATCAGTGCAAAGTGCAACTGTATTTTTACCAAAATCAAAATCAAAATCAAAGTTATATTCAGTGTCATAAGACAAGTCTCCACAAATGGGATTATCAAAAGTACCATATACTGGCGTTTGAATAAAAGATGGAACAGTGTAATACACATGCTCAGTGCGCGCCCAGTACTCATTGTCTGCATCTTGTAAAAGAGCAGGTACGGCGCGAAGCCATCGCTTTGACTTCTCGTCGTTACGTGCACGTAATTGCTTACGTACACTGTGTTCAGTATGTTTATAATTATAATGAATTCTTGGAACTTTGTTTGATCGCATTGCTTTGTTCGCTTTAGTGTTTGCTCGTAAAGTTGTAGCCATAGTAAAGTGTTTGTTTTGTGACTAATTAATACATGAGGGTCGAGGCAGTCACCCCCGGCTCACGGATACCTTCTGGATATCAAGCCACCACGTGCTACCACGTGGACGAGAAGTTCAACTTATAGTGCACTCCCCTACACTACCGGAAGCAAGTCCGGTGCTCTCACATCAATCTTTATTACTAGTACTCATTATTGTCAAGATCCCGCGACATCTCCCTCGGGAGGCGCAGAGACCAAGTTTTAACAAATCCATTCACAAAATGCAAAGTATTATTCATCAATTAGCACCATATACCACTCTACGCATTTCTACGCGGTGATTGTATACTAATTTAATGTACTTAACATTCCACAAACTTGATTGTCCAATAAGTTTTCCGTTCACTCGGACCTCAGTGGTAACTGTTAGTGTGACAAACTATTAAGAATGGGTAGGTACTATTTCTATGTTTGATGCCATCGCACATAGGTTTGTCATTCCCACAACGTCCATTCTGATGTTGTTGTATAAGTAGATTAATTTTGTCCATGTTAGGACAGAACAACTCTAGCTTATGAAAAATATTCTTTCACCTAGACAGTAAAGGCAGGTACCTAGACAAGTACGGCACGGTCGTTAACCAAAACGTAAAAGGCAGTGTACGTAGACAATACTGGCAGTGATCCAGAACAATAAATGCACGAACCCGATAGTTGGGCTAAGCGTATACGATAG